AATTTCTAAGCAATAGATCTGTATAATTCTCACCTACTTAAAAAGTGGGTTCGTAGCTCAGTTGGTTAGAGCCCTCCGCTCATAACGGAGTGGTCCCGTGTTCGAGTCACGGCGAACCCACCACTTAACAATTCAAATCAATCCTAATCAATTCAAATCAATCCTCTTAATAGCCTAAACAAGGCACTTTTAAGCATCATATAACTACAATTCTATCCTAATCAGTTTGTATTTGTCCGTATTAGTCCTTTATTTTTAAGGGTTAGAATGATGGACTTGTATAAAATAATAAGGGTCAGCTATGGCAAAGTATGTTAAACCGCTAAGCGATGGGGAGATAAAAAGGGCAAAGCCTAAAGATAAAGATTATAAGCTTTATGATGGAAACGGACTTATTTTAGTTGTTAGAAAGTCAGGAAAGAAGATTTTTAAGGCAAGATTTAAAATAAATAAAAAAGAAAGTGAAAAAACTTTAGGGGAATATCCCATTATCTCACTTGCAAAGGCAAGAGAAAAAAATACAGATATTAAAAGGCTTATAGCGGATGGTATAAATCCAAATGAAAAAGCAAAAGAAGATGAGAAGAATACTTTTAATGATGTTTCATCTCTTTATTTTGAATTTAAAAAAAGTGATGTGAGTGATAATTATCTAAAGAAGCAAAAAAGCAGATATGAGTATTTTATAAAAAAAGAGATAGGAAATAAGCCAGTAGATGAAATAACTAAAAAAGATATAATCAACTGCATAAACAATATACCAAACGCTAAAACTAGAAGTACAAAAAATACAGATTTAAGAGAGACTAAACGCATTGTACTACTTCTTATAAATACAATATTTAAGTATGGAAACACTAACGACTTGATGAATAATAGTGCTTATTTGAAGATAGATAAAGATACTTTAATATCAAAGAAAAACCCTATCCATTTTAAAGCGGTTACAAATGAAAAAGAGTTTAAGAATATTTATAAAGTAGTTAATGAATATGTAGGAGATGTGAGTACAAAATATGCTTTAATTTTTTTAATTCATACTGCACTTAGAAGTAAAAATGTAAGATTTTTAAGATGGGAGCAGATAGATTTTGATAGAAGAATAATAGAGTTTAGCAGGGATGAAATGAAAGCAAAAGAGGCTTTTAGATTACCACTTACAGATTTTACCTATAATCTACTAAAAGAGGTGCAGGAGTATAATGGTACATATAAATATGTGTTTAGTAGTGTTCTATCTAAAAACAAGATGCTTAGTGAAAATACTTTAGGTTATGCTCTTAAACGAATTGGTATAACTGATATAACCCCTCACGGATTTAGGTCTTCATTTTCTACAATATGTTATGAAAATCATAAACAGCACGGATTTAGTGGTGAAGTGATAGAAGCTCAATTATCGCACAGTATAGGTAATAATGTAAAAATGGCTTATCTTAGAAGTGACTTTTTAGAGGATAGAAGAAGATTATGTGAGTGGTGGGATGAGTGGCTTACGCACTAGCTTTTAACCCTTTTACCCATTCTTCAATATCAACAAATTTCCAAAACTTTGTTTTACTAATAATCACTGGCTTTGGGAATGTAGGATTTTTTACAAAGTCTTCATAAAACTTTGTTTTTCCACAGTCAAGGAGTGTCGCACACTCCTCGGGTCTTAGTAGTAACTTCATCATCTTTCTCCTGTACTGCCAAACCCACCATTACGCTCATCTTCACTTTCTTCAATTCCAAAGAGGCTTGACTTGTGTTCTAGTAGGATTAATTGACCTATTTTGTCACCTTTTTTGATTTCATACTTTGGAGACTGTACATTATCATTTGAGTATGAAGAAACACCAAACCTTACCCCATTTTCATCAATGTCTAAAATCGGATTATGTATAATCATTTTGATTTCATCTTTATAGTCTAAGTCTATTACTCCTACACCATTAGGGAGTATTAAGCCTTTTTTGCCGAGTGAACTTCTTAGCATTAGTTGGATGTAGTGGGATTTTAAAAATCCATACAGTCTATTCAATAGATGACTTTTTCTTTCTCGGTTAACATTAATTTGGTTAATGTTAAACCATTTTTCATAACCCAAAGATGTTGCTATTTTATGTTTGATAAAATCTTCATCAATCGAAATACCAAGCCCTACAAGCTTAGTCTCACCAGCACCGATAGCTACATCCTCATTTGCATAAACATCCACACACGCAGAATATTTGCTCCCTCTTGTTGGCAGTATTGCATCTTCTGTTACTTTTTTAAACATTACTATCCTTTTTTGTCTGTATAAATTTTTTATATCTTTCAAGTTGAGCCTTAAGTTGTCTTTTTAAGTCCCATAAAATCATACTTTCATCGTAAAGCCGTGATAGTTCTCTAAATATGACTACAAACGGTATAAGTATGAATGAAATAATGTATTCAATATGTACTAAAAGTCTGTTCCTAATCATCTAACAGCTCCTTATTTTCATAAATGTTTCCGATTACTTTAATATTTTGTCTAATATCACACATAGGTTGATGATGGTCTGCTACTCTGTATTTATTATGTTTCAGATTGTCAACATTTCCATAAAAACAAGTGTTAGTATTGTCATATTCGATTATATAGTGTAAACCGTTTTCATTGCGCCCTCTATTATCAGCAAGTACAATATCCCCCTCATAAATCTCAATGCCGTTTTTGTCTTTTAAGCCTGTGTATTGAAGCATTATGTAGTTTTCTGAATTGAAATCTAACATAGTCTGATAATTTAAAAGTGTACTATCTAATAACATTTTTCTAGTATGTACTTGCCAAGCTCTAAATTTAATCTCTCTCATCACTCGCCTCTCTCATCATCTCTAAGACCATCAGCACCAATGCCGTCAAGACTGCTCATATCTGGCTTAGTTGGTAACACCTCGCCAGTTTCTGCATCTACATACTCGTGAGATGTTTCAACTTCAATATTTTCAAGCAAATCCTCTTCTTGTTTAGGTTCAGGTGCTTTTTGTTTTACCATACTGTTTAAATCTACATCCTCTTTTTTGCTATCTTCAATCTCAACATCTATAGGCTTATCGTCAGCCTCAACAACATTAGCAACATCTTCACCGATAGGTAACTTTTTAACAAGTTTTTTAATAACTGTTTTAGTAGCCATCTCTTCAAACCAGTCAAACCATACACCAGTAGGCTTAGCACCTTTTTGATTACTTGATACCATTCTATGCTTATCAATCTGTTTTTTATTCATTATCTCTATGTAAAGCGTTCCATCTGGGCTAAGTGCAAGAGCAACAGCATATTTAAAAGTTTCTGTTTCACTATCAATATTCTTTTTAAATTTGATATTTTCATCAAAGCCATCAATCGTATAATCAAAATCATCCTCTTCATTTACGATATACGATTTTAATTTCCATCCTGTACGAGCTAATAAAGCAGTATAGCCACGAGCCGACACGATAAGCTGCACGCTACCCTTAAAAGGTACAATGTAAGCGTGAGATAATGCAGGACTTAAATCTAAGTTGAGTTGAGCTACTGTAACACAAGCATCTATAATACTATCTACCCTACAATTAGCCAGTTTTTTATCATTAGCAACTTTAGATGCAGTTGCTAAAAATTTATCAGATTTTTTCTTATCGCCAAAAAGAGATTTAATTACTCTTTGTTGAGCTATAAGACCGCTTTTAATTTGTTGTTCTCTTTGTACTAAGTTATTATTTTGCATTTTATGCTCCTCTTCTTTTTTCAAGCCACCATTCAGGGTAGTTTGTAGTTTTAATCACATTGACGACATTATCTTTTTTATAACTCTTCCAAGTTTCAAGCAATTCACTATAAATTGCACGACCCTCTTCAATACCCTCTAATTGCATTTCTTGAACACTTACCATATAAGGCTTAGTTGTCTCAACAAGTATAAAAACAAACCTATCCGCCTTATATCCAAGCGAATTTATTACATCACTATAAAAAGCCGACTGCGTACCATAGCCATACTCTAAGATAGACTTCTTAAAGTCTTTAATACTCTTAGTTGTTTTCAAGTCAATAACAACACCTGCACTCTCTATGTAATAATCAGCTTTACACTTTACAGGAACATTATCAAACTTACTAAAAAAAGCTCTTTCAGCTACTCCATTTTGAAGAAGTCCACCTGCAATAGCTTTAACATTACGAGCCATTAAAGTAACCTGCTCAAACAAATCTTTAGATAAAATCTCTCTATCTCCTACACTATCAAGCCACGCTTTTTTAGCCTCTTTGTAAAGCTTTGTGTTTTTGTTTAAGTCCGCACCCTCAAAGTCTTCTATAATAAAGTCATCATTAAAAGTTTCAGGCTCTAAAACTAACTTATGCACTGCACTGCCAAGCGTTAGCGATGTACTTTCTAGTTTAAAAAGTTCTTTATTTTCATAGTGTAAAACACTTTCATTAAGTAGTCTAAAATCACTATTAGAGAGTGCATTAACTGCAAAGTAATCTTTATCACTCATTTTTTGCATTATTTTAGGAATTGCACTCATTTTTTCATCCACTCTTTATCTAAATATTTTCTTAACTTCTTAACTCTTTTTTCATAGTATGCAGCATCTTTTTGGCAGCTCATAGTCTGTTCCTCCACATCATAAATCTCAACCTATAAAATGTAATCAAGTTTCTAAACTTCCACATCAACAATTTTGTTTCAAATTTTAAATTACCCCAAAACATAAATACCTCTCTCACGCAACTGCAATTTATGCAGTGCTATTTCAATTTCTAAAGCCTCTTGATATGCTTTTTCAAATGCTTTTATTATCTCTTCTTCACTCATAAAAACTCTTTTGCATCTATAAGTGTAAAAACAAGTACACATAATATTGTGCATATTCCAATTATTGTTACTAATGTTACGCTATCTACTACAGGGTTAAGCATAATTTACCTCTTTTGTATTGATTTAACCGACTGCCATCGGCAACTATTCCTTTTAAGCACAAGGGCTTATGAAACTTGCAAACTAAGAGGCTAATCCCCCTACCCCTATTATTGTTTTACTATCAAAAAGGTTGCTACTAACCTCACTTAAAAGGAGAAAATAGGATGACTTTATTTGCAAGTTTCATAAGTTCTTATATAAGTAAAGTGCGTGTTTGGATAACTCATCGGACACTACCCGAATTGAAGAGCTAGAGAACCCACCGCTAAACCAATTCATACACTTTACTTGTATAAGAACTTAATTAGTCAAATTTGTACGGAGACTATCCGTGAGCCACAAGTTACAGGGCTTCCGATTTAGCGACAATAATTTGATATAATTTTGAAAAAGGTTTTTTTATGGATGATAACTTTAAAATTCTAAGCGATGTGATAACTTCTGTATGGGGTGTTGGAACAATAGGGTTTAGCATTGGCTATACTATTTGTAAGCTAACACTACCTAATGAAAAACCTGTTACAACTACAAAGCAAGAATGTATGATACCTACACAGTATATAGGAGTATTAGCACAACACAAAGAGATAAGTAAAACAGTATTTAATCATAACTCTAAAGTAGTAGATGTATCTTGCTACTATAAAGTTAATAAAAATATTTGTTCACTTACTCATAAATTGTGCTATCACTATAAATAATTAACATTTACCCTCAGCAACCTTACAACCCCATATAAAAGCAATAACAAATATTACAAAGAAAAATAGCTCTATCATCTTCAAACCTTTTTAACAATATTAAATCAAAATAACTCTTTACAAGATACCGTCTGCCTCACCCAGTTCAGACCGATGAATTTTTAGATTACGGGTTTTCGTATCTTGCTCAAAACAAAGCCAACTTTTAAAAGCGGTTTTTTGTTTTGTTAAGAGAATGTTACCAATAAGGAAATAAAAACAAGCTTAAATTGTTACCTAAATGGTAATTTATGCTATAATTCTTTTTGAAATTAAAAAAAGAGGTGTTAATAATGAATTTAGGTATAATAAGAAAAAAAGGAAACAGTAGTATGGAAAAGATAGTTGATATAAAAAGGATTGTTGTTTTATGTAAAAACTGTAAAAGTGAGCTACGATTTAATATTGATGCACCATTTAGTTATAGAAGAGTTACAGCTTGTGCAGTATGTGGAAGTAGCTACGGAATAGACCCAGAAGATGATACAATTATTCGTATGCAGGAGCTTATAGAAAGTGTTAAGAAAGTAAAGGGTGCTGAATTTTCTTTTTTATGTGAAGAGGAGTAAGTTATAAAAGTTCTGTATCTTCACAACCAACAAAAAGAGACTTACAGTTTCTTTTGTCTTTTATAATTCTCTCATACTCTCTGTGTTTTCCTATCCAAGAGGCTATGTAGATAGTCTCATCTTCACACTCTTTTACATTAATGAGTATTCTTACTTGTGTTTGTGGCACTACTGTGATGGATATGATAGTGTAGGATTTTTTACAAGATATTTTATGAGGTCTTATCTCTTTGTTTTTAGGGTTTTCTTTAAAGATAGATATTGTATCTTGATACTGTTCAAGAGTGATAAGCTTTTTATCTACTAGCCTATCACGCTTCTTGAAGAAGTTTTGAGTCGCTTTTACTATCAAGGTAAACCTGTGCAGTTTTTTGTGATATACTAAATTCTATGTTCACGAGTGTAGAATACAGCTCCTCATAGGCATCTAGTAGTGTTGTTTTAAATATGTTATCTATAGATTTAATATCTACAGTATCTATAATATTTTCTACTTCATCTTTGAGTTGAGATACTTCATCATCAACAACATTTAAAAGTTCTAAATCTTCATCAATATTGCGTATCTTATAAAGTTCTATAAAGTCTCTTATAGTTTGAGCCTTTGCATTTGCTTCATGTGCTGATGCTGTTAATTGCATAACTGTATTTTGAAGATTTTTTATCTTTTTTTTGAGGAGATAATCTTCTTTATACGATGCAATAGTATCAATAACGCTATTTAAAGCTGTTTGGATATCGAAAGTAGGAAATATCTGCTGTTGGTTTAAATGTAGTGCATTCATCCAGTATCTCCTTTTTCTTTTTGTAATTGTAGCATAGTTTATTCATTCAATCCATAATATGATTTATTATCCATTATTCTTTTAACTATAAAATCATTTTTTTTGTTCTGATAATCTTCATATGTAATTGATATTGAATCATTAAAACATTCTCCTAGAGTACCTTTTTCTTTTAATATTTCTATTATGTGTTCAGGTATTCCAACTGCCATAACAGCTGACTCCATACAATTTATATTTAATTCTTTTTTGTATTTTGCAACCTCCGTTAACCAATCTGGAAGTAATTTAATATTTACTACTTTATATGGATTTGTTATTCTTAATAATGTTGGGATTATCTTAACAAAAGATATTAAACAGTCATGTATTGTTCCACATTCAAGACAAATTATACCTGTATGGTTTGCTCCTTTATCATCTTTATAATAGTTAAAAGCTATCATTTCAGCATCTTGCATTTTTACAACCTCATTTTTTTCACAGAAACTACATTTAAACTTCATTTTATTATCCTTACAAATCCGACATTATTTTAATAGCTCTAGCACATCTAAGTTCATCTTCTTTTACTATGATAGGTGTAAATCCGTCAGTATTTAGAGGATAGAGTGTTACTATACCATCTTTACACATAAACTTTTTAAGTCCACTTTCTCCATCATTTGTAGTGTAGTGTACAATGTTCCCATTTTCACACGGTGTTTCTTTATCGCAAATTACAATATCTCCGTGAGAGATTTTAGGGAGCATACTATCGCCATCCGCAGTAACAGCATAAACACCATCACGAGCTAATTTATCAGGTACAGGGATATACTCTATAATATCATCGTAAGTTTGATTAGGAACTCCGCAACTGGCTATCCCTATAAGAGGGATTTGTTTAACTTTTATTGTATTAATATCGTGTAGATAGTCAGTTGATACATTAAAAAATTCAGCAATCTTTGGTATTAATGATGTAGGTATTTCTCTTTTTCCTTTTGCATATCTATTTACATTAGTTGGAGTTTCATTTAAAAACTCAGCTAATCTTCTTTGACCACCTCTGCCATAGTCTTCTAATAGTTTATTTAATTTTTGATACAGCATCGTACAATCCTTTAATTATAATTTTACCACATAGGAAATATCCATAAAGGTAACTTTATAAGCTTTATTTAATTACCATTTAGGTAATATTTGTTTATGAAAATCATTGATATTGAAAAAAAGACAAACTATTCATCTGCAAATATTATTAGATGGCTTAATAAATCAAGACCCATTAAACTAGAAACAGCTAGGGATATTTCAAAAAAAATGAAAATTCCTATAACAATTTTTGAAGATGCAAATGTTCAAATCAAATATCTTGGTAAATCCTACCTACAAAAAGATGATACAAAATCTAAAAAAAGTGAACAAGAGTTGAAAGGTGTGCAGTTATGATAACGAGTGTGAAAGGATATTCTAAAAAAGAGAAAAAGAGATTGAAAAAAAGAGCAATGTTTATTCAAATAGCAGATGCTTTAAAAGATTTAGATGTTGTTGTTACTGATTTTAATATAAATCTAAATGATAAGATTAATAAAAAGCCAACTATCACTATCAAGTTGGCTCATAAGTATAAAAAGGACTAAACAATGTGGATATTACAATCTTTGTCTAGTTGTTCTATCTTCTCTTCAAGTTCTTTTATCTTTTTTTCAAGGGGTTTTATAGCTTCTTGAATAAGCTTTTGTATTTGTATTTTATCCATTTTGAAATGTCCTTGTAGTTTATTTTGTGTTGCAATGAAATTATAGCACAAGGGCATCTTAGAGTGAATATAAAGGGTTTATTATGAAAACAGGTGTACTGTTTGGAGAGAGTGAAACAGATGATAGAGATAAAAAGTTAAATCGTATAACAGTTAGCTTTGATGAATATCTTTATGATTATGTTGATATGTTTGCTATAAGTAAAGGTGTTTCACATAGTGAAATAGTTTTTAGACTTTGTAAATCAAAGATAGAAGACATTGAAAAACAGATTGAAATTATTAAAAAAGACCCTCAAGCCGTGGCGTTTGATTTAGTAACTAAATAATCTCTTAGAGTGCCATTTATGGCATTTTGAAAGGCTATTTATAGTCTATGTTATTTGAAGTTTTGTTGTTTGTGGTGGAACATACTCTATCTCTGCCAGAAGTAGAGTATGTAAAAATCTACTTTTTTAATAAATTCAGTATTGAAGCTATTGAAAGTAAAAATGTGCCAGTAAAGATTAACAGTTTTTCATACATTGTAAACCTTTGTATGAGATACCACCCCACAACCTAACTACACATAACGAAAAAAGCCCCATATCTCTGGCAGGAGATACAGGGCTACTTCATACAAGTAAATGTATGAAAACTGTTGCTATGACCTACTGGCAGGTAGTCATAGCGATTTTAGAGCTATTAACTCTGAAATCAATACAAAAGAAGTCAATTACACGAGGTAAAAGACAACGATAAATTATATCGTTTTTTATCTTAGTGTTTCAACAATCAAATTTAGAAAAGAGTAAGTAGTGATTATGTGGTGTTAGGCTACTTCTCTTATTCTTTTCTAAGTTGCTAACACCAAAGGCAAAAAATGAAAAATTTAACTCAAAAACAATGGGTACTAAGCAGATTAAAAGAAAATGGCTACATAACACGAAATGAGTGTTTAAGAAATTATATATCAAGACTTGGTGCAATTATAGTTAGTCTTAAAAAAGATGGCTATGAGTTTGAAACAGGGTACATAGAAGTTAAAACACCATTTGGAATGGGTAAAGATTATAAGTATTCATTTAAAAATGAATTGGTGGCTTAAATATGGAAGCTCCTAGCTATTACTCAATACTTACAGCAGAAGTAAGATACTCACAAAATATATCAGATTTTGAAAAACTCCTTTATAGTGATATTACTTGTTTAACTAATAAAAAAGGTGTATGTACTGCATCAAATAATTATTTTGCAGAAGCTTTTAATAAGTCGCCTAAAACAATTTCAAGAGGTATATCAAATCTTGAAAAAGAGGGATTTATATCTACTAGATTAATCTATAAAAAAGGCTCAAAAGAAGTTGAATTTAGAGAGGTTTACCTATGCTCAAAAGTGTCTATACCTATGGACAAAAATGAGGAGAGGGGTATAGACAAAAATGTCCATACCCCTATGGACAAAAATGCGGAGGATAATACTACAAGCAATAATACTACAAGTAATAATAATAAAAAAGAAACAAAAAAAGTTTCTTATGTACTTCCAGAGAGTGTAGATGTAGAATTATTTGCAGATTATTTAACTCTTAGAAAATCTCTTAAAGCTCCAGTTACACAAAGAGCTATCAACGGACTTATAAACAAACTAATTGACTTTGAAAAAAGAGGTCATAACTTAAACGAAATTATATCTATCGCTTATGAGAATGGATGGAAATCGTTTTATGAGCCTAGACAACAAGCACACAGCAATAATACTCTTCACTTACAAACTCTTAACCCAGATGTGAATGTATGGGATGAAATAGCAAGAGTAGGAAACAATCAACAAGGGGTAATCAATGGATAATCTTAGAAAATCAATGATTGAAGAATTGATGAACACTCTTAAAATTCCACAAGGTAACTTTAACTTTGGAACAATAGCAGATGAATTAGAACATATTTCAAACGATAACTTAAAAGATTTTTACAGAGCAGTAATGAGTGCAGAGAGTTACGGAAATGGAATGAAAGCAATTATTCAAACAGCAGAGAATTTTAAACCACAGCAAGTAGATTTATTAGCAGGAACACGAGGGCAGGCTAAGGCTATGTATGATGCTTTTTATGCGAGAAGTAGCAATATGCTTGAATATTGTACGAAAAACAGAGCATTAAATCCAAGTGATAGAGAGTTTTTTGAAATCCAAGATTATAGCACTATGTTTGATAAACAAGAGCTTTATGTATTCAACGAGCTAGGCGGTAGTAGCTGGTTAATGGATATTAAATTATTAGCAAACAGTAAAGTAGCAATAGACGAAATAGAAGATATCATCAAGAGAGCTATTACAATGAAGTATCTTAACACTAGCAACGCTATTGAAAGTAAGCGTGTTTCTAAGATGTTACAGGGAGCTAAGTGATGCTAAAACTAATCAATTATTCAAACAGACAAGACAAGCCATACATCATAGCAGGAATTGTAGATGAAAACTTTATCTTGATGGGCTTTACAGTTGCAGACAAGAACTTAGAGAGATACACAGAGAAAAACTTTAGAATAGCAGAAAGAGCTATGAAGTGGGCAGATGAGAATTATAAGGTGTTGGTATGATAAACACACACGAAAAAATCAAACAAATTTACAAAGTTTGTGAAAATGATTTACAGGAAGTAGTCAAGGGTAAAGACATAGCAAAAGGAACGAAAGAAGATGTTTATAAGTTTTTAGCTTATTTAGCACAGGTTCAATCTAAATTAGAACAAAATCCATTTATTAGTGGTTTTGAGGTAGAGGCTTAAAGATGAAAAATAAAGTTATGCACGACATCAAAAGTACAGTAATTAATTTGATACCAGTATCAGCACCAAGACCAAGAGTAGTTACAAAAGTTATAAATGGTAAGAGAGTATCAAGAGCATATAACAAGTCAGAATATACAGACTACAAAAATGCTTTTTTACAATTAGCAAAGATGCAAAACAAGAAATTTTTAACAGGTGCTTTAGAGTTAGAGATTATTTTCGTTATGCCTATTCCAAAGAGTTGGAGTAAGAAAAAGAGAGAGGCTATTGTAGAACAGCCTCACACGAGTAAGCCAGATACAGATAACTTACTTAAAAGTGTACTTGATGCACTAGAGGGAATTATTTACAAGAACGATAGTCAGATATACAGCATCAATGCAAAAAAAGTATATGGCACAAATCCAAGAACAATTTATTATTTTAAGGAGTTAGAAAATGAATAAAGAGCAATTAAGAGACAAGATAGAAGACATTAGAGATATGGGAGCTAAAGAGCTAGAAGATTTTGAAAGAGTCTTAGCAGTAAGTAATATTGCAGGAAGAGCGAGAAACTTTTTAGTGAGAGCAGTTGAAGAGCGAAAAAAAGATTTAGAGCTTAGAGATGATGCAGGTGTTGTTAATGGTGATATTGATGATACAGATTATTAGAGAGAAGATAGAGAGTATTTTACACTTCATCTTTGATAGAAGTATGATTAATTATAAAAAGAGGTTTTGTGATGAGTAGAAAGCTAACAGTAAAGCAAGAAAAGTTTGTACTCAAATATTTTGAATGTGGAAATGCAACAGAGGCTTATAAGTACGCATATGAAGCTAAAAATATGAAAGATACAACGATATGGGTCAAGACTTCTCAAATGCTTAAAGAGGATAAGTTTAGAA